GATATGGTGGACGAAATTATTGAAATTCAAAAAGAAGGTTCTTTTAGTAAGATAAAATACACATCATAAAACATATTTAGATATATATTTATTATGTACCTGAAGTGTATTTATGAGCAATTCCGAAGAAAATCAAGAAGTCCAAGAAGAAAGTCTTATCAAGGCTGGTCTTCGTAAGGGATATTTTACACTCGTTGAGGGTGTATATGATCCTGGTATTTTAAAAGCAGTATTTTTAGCAGGTGGACCGGGATCAGGAAAATCTGCAACTGTTAATACTTTGTTTGATTTAGCACCTCCTACTAAAAACCTGTCACCAAGTGGATTAAAGGTGGTGAATAGTGATCCTGCATTTGAAATACTGCTTAAAAAAGCAGGATACGATTTAAATCTTGCTAAAATGGATGATGAAACTTTTCAAAAAGTAACAAGTGATGATCCAAATAGTATACGTTCACGTGCAAAAAAAATAATGCTCAAACAATTTGAGTTATTCAAAGAAGGACGACTTGGAGTCATTGTTGACGGAACTGGTGATAATTACGATAAAATATCAAAACAAAAGAAAGCTTTAGAAAAACTTGGTTATGATTGTTATATGGTATATGTAAATACATCACTTGATGTTGCACAACAAAGAAACGCATCCCGTGAACGAAAATTAAAAAGGTCATTAGTTAAAGACATTTGGACAGATGTTCAAAAAAACCTCGGTGCATTTCAAAATACATTCGGTAAAAACTTTGTAATAATTGACAATTCAGAAGATACACGAAGTAAAACTAAACCAGGAAGATTAGATTTAGTTCCTCATGTATTAAAAGCAACTGCACGTTTTATATCAAAACCCATTCGTAATCCTATTGGAAAAAAATGGATAAAAATGATGATGGCACATGATAATATGACTAAAAGTGGTGACAAACGAAATCGAGTAAACGAAGAACTTGATATGGTGTCAATGGAGGGTGTGGTACTTCCAATGGATTTGGAAAGACATTTAAGTCGTTCCATTCACGTTATCAACAAGTTCAAGTTAAACGAAAAAAGAAATCTTGCGGTGTTATCTAGGTTGGTTGAAAGTTTAAATCTCAGTAGAAATCAAATGGTGAAGTACTTCCATCACATTAGAACTTTGAAGTTCAAAGGAGAAACTGATTGATGTTTGATAAACTTATAGACGAGTTAATTTCAGAAGATAAGTTAGGAGAGACTTGGCATCTTGAAATGGCCCCCACCCATGCTCGTTATAGTTTTTCCTCAAAAAAGCATGGAAATGAAAATTGGGCAGTTGCACTTGCAACTAAACTTGTAAAAAAAGAAAAAGACGATTTTAAGTTTATAGGAGTGTTCAGTGAAGGAGAAACAAGTGAGGGTCCTGTTGTAGATGGATATATATTTCATTGTACTGACGAGTATTTAAGTAAAGCACCTCATATGCATCGTGATAAACGTAAGGCCTGCAAACGACATCTTAAAACAGGTAACATAGAAGAATATCTAGAAGATTAAGAATGAGCATCACAGAATATAAAAAATATAAAGATGATCCGTTTTGGATGAAGTCAAAATATGACGGAGTATCTGGTGAACAAAGATTACCTGTTCAACGTAGATTGCGAAAGGGTGAAGTAAAATTTAAGAAGGGTGATGAAATACTTTATTATCCAAAAGGAAACGTAATATTGGTAGGAAACAAAGCAGAACAAGCATATCATGACTTTCAAGCAGCTGCACAAGATGAAGATTTTTATATGTCTCAATACGAGGAAAATACTATGAAAAAAGAAACAAACGAAATTAAAATTACAAGTGATGAATATAAAAAGGCAATTAACTTTATGTCTGACTTACATTCAAGTATTCTAAAAGCAAAAGACAAAGTTGTTAAGTTTTTACAAAGAAAGGGATTTGATGAAATGGCGGACGAACTCATGGCAATGTCCAAAGGTGAGTTTAATAAATTCGTACAAAGACGAGTGTATGAACAAAAACTTCGTAAACAAATTCGCACGATATTATCAGAGATGTTTAATAAATGAATGAAAGAATGTCAGAATTGTTATCTGAAGATTTAGCAACCTATATGGTTGACGATATCCTACGAGAAGCAAAAATTAAAAAAGTAATCGGAATTTATCCAGGTAGATTCCAACCTGCTGGTATTCATCATTACAAAACATACAAGTGGTTAGATGGTAAGTTTGACAAAGCATATGTAGCAACGAGTGACAAAACAGACTCTACAAAAAGTCCTTTGAACTTCAAAGAGAAAAAAATGATGTGGACAAAACATGGAGTAAAAAATGTTGTTAAAGTTAAAAATCCATATGTATGTGAAGAACTTTTAAAAAAATACGATCCAAATACAACTGTCGTAGTTTATATATTCGGAGAAAAGGATGCAGGTAGATTAAAAACAACAAAAGCAGATGGTTCTCCTGCTTACTATCAATCATACGAAGACAATAAAAAAGATTTAAAACCGTATGCTGAACATGGATACTTTATAGTTGCACCTCATGTCAGTATAAAGGTTCTTGGTAAGGAAGTAAGTGGAACACGAATTCGTGATTTACTTGGAAGTCCTAAACACGACAAAATGACTAAAACTCGTGCATTTGAAGAATTATTCGGTTGGTATGATGAAAAAATATTTAAATACTTGACCGACAAGTTTGCAACTCTTTTTGAAAACGAAGAGTTATTTGAAAGTTTCTTGTATGAATATCCTAAGTTTGAAAATCTTGTTAACGAAATAAGTACAATCGCGGCAAGTGGCCTTCCCTTGGTAGATGACGGTCCGAGTGTATTTTATACATCAGGTAATTATACAAAGTATGCTAAAGAAGATGCAACGGAAGTTGGATACGAAGTTTTGAACTATGTGCTTGGGAAAAATAATGTAAGTCAAGACAGAGATTATAGACACTTTGGAGAGTATGCTGGTCCGGTTTCCGCAGTATCTTATTATCCAGCCGGTGCTATTGATGTGGGTTCACCTACTAATCAAATTAATATTAAAGAAACATTAAAGGCCTACAATGCGTGGTTTAATTTTATAGAGAATGTAGCAGAAACCACAGGTTTCAAATTAGTAGATTATATAGGTTCTGAAAAATCTATCCGTAAAAAAGATCTTGATGGTGACGAAGATTTAAAAAATAAAGATTCAAATGTTGTTGATGCCAACAAGACTGAAAAACAAGATAAAGTAAAAATTGGAGTACATGGTCAAGTAGTAGAAAGTAAACTTATATCAGAAGGAGGTGCAGCTGGTCACATGAGTCATCCGTTTGATGATAAAGATTTAACTTTTGCTGATTTAAAAGAAATGATTCGTAGGTCGTTGGCAGGAGAACTTAATGTTGAAAAAGAAGTTACCGAAAAATTAGATGGTCAAAATTTGATGTTTTCTTGGAAAGATGGAAAGTTGGTCTCGGCGAGAAATCAAGGTCATTTAAAAAACGCAGGTGCAAATGCTCCCGATGTAACTGCATTTGAAAGTATTTTTTCGGATCGTCCTGAAAACATTCGTGACGCATTTGTAAGTGCAGTAAAAGATTTAGAGTCGGCAATTTCAAAGTTATCCGATGCACAAAAGAATAAAGTATTTAAAGAAGGTGAACGATTTATGAATATAGAGGTGATGACACCTGCAACACAGAATGTTATTCCTCAAAATGTAGATATGTTGGTTTTCCACGGAACACAAGCATACGATTCTGCCGGAAAACCAGTTTCAGAAGATTCGGATGGAAACGATATAACAGGTGAATTAAAAGATTCTGCTCGTATGTTAAGTGGAATGCTCAAACAAATCAATGCAGATGTTCAAAGTCGGTATTCGTTGAACGCACCTATTGTCGTGGAACTTCCTAAAAGTAAAACATTCGGTGATTCTTTTAAAAAATACTCTGCGATGCTTGATAAACTTAAAAAAGAATTTAAATTAAAAGACAATGATAAAGTAATGAAGTATCACGATGCATGGTGGAGAAATCTTTTGAATAAGCAACAAAGCAAATTAAAAGAAATATTTCCTGCAAAGGTATATGAAGCACTTATAGGTCGTTGGGCATATAACGATAAATCAAACAAAATTACAACGATACGAATGGACTTATCTGAACAACCCAAGTTAAAAGATTGGGTTAATAAATTTGAAAAGGAAGATATCGTAAAACAATTTGAAACAAATATGTGGCCGTTTCAATTCATATTTTTGAAACTTGGAGCAGAAGTTCTGCAAAATGTTAAAGGATTTGTGGCTGCTGGTGGAAGTGATGATATAGCAAAAGCACTCGATGCACACACTAAAACTTTAAAAGCAAAAAAGATTAGTTCGGTGGAATCACCAGAGAAATTTAAAAAGGATATCTCAAAACTTTTCAAAAATCTTGATAGATTAACTGCGATTGGTGGAGCAAAAGTAATCGCACCCAGTGAAGGAGTTGTATTTCAATACAAAGGTGGAACATATAAACTCACGGGAACATTTGCTCCTATAAATCAAATTATGGGAATAATGAGGTTTTAACATGGATCATCAACATGAAAGAAAGTTGTCAATTGCATCTAGACGAAAAATGGCAAGAGCTGCCAAACGTACTGCAAAAAAACGACAACTTAAAAAGAAACTTTTGGCAAAACGACCTAAATCTCCAGAAAAGTTAAAAAACACCGCAAAGAAAGCCGCAAAAAATGTGTTGGTAAAAAAGTTAACTGGTGGTAAATCTTATTCTGATTTAAGTATTAGTCAAAAACAAACCATTGATAATAAATTGAAACCTGCGATTATTGCGAAAGTTGCAAAGAAGTTGCTACCGAAAGTGAAGGCAAAAGAAAAAGAAAGACTTAAACGAATTAGACAAACACCTCAAAACGAGGATTTTGGTATCAGCAAACACAAAATTGGTGGAGGAGAAATGAATGTATCCGGTGTTAAACAAAATGGAAATGTAGAACCTTTAAAATTTGATAACGCAGAAGATGCAAAAAAACATTCAAAACAAGTCGGTGGTAAAATAATACATGATCGTGATGGTACTTATTATGTAGAATTTACAAAAATAGATGGACCAGTCGATGAGGATTTTAAAATGGAAGATAAAGAAAAAGAAGATAATTTAAAAGATTTAAAATCAATGCTTGATATAGCAAAACTGCTTAGTGATCAGAGTTCATACTTTAAAGGACGTGGAAGCAAAAAAGAGTATATTAAAATGCTTGTCCATAAAATACGAAAGTTGTCGGAATCAAAAAAACATAAATTGATGACAAAAATGGATGCATATAAAAAAGTCCGCAAACAAACATTGCCAAAAAGTAGACCCATGAAAAGCAAAAAATCATATGATAGAAAAGATTTTAAAAAAGGAAAATACGATTAAGGTCTGGATGTCAGTTTAAGTGTAATCCGTGTGGTAAAATACAGAGTATATAAAAATATTGAATAGAGAGTTTACTATGATTAAGTTGAATGGCAATGTTTATTTAACCGAGATGGAAATAGATCACATAGTTAGTGATGCATCAATCAGATTTAGAACTTCACATCGTGCTATCTTACCACAACAAGTAACATATTTAGACAGAGAGTTTGTTGAAGCAATACAAAATGAAGCAAAAAACACAACTTTGTCGGTGTTTTATTTATATGGATACGGAGAAAATTACGCATCTGTAGACAAAATAACAAAAGCAATTGTAGACAGATTTAGAAAATTAGAAGATTGTTGTAGCAAACTGTATTTCATGCAGTATGACTTAACAGACTCTCAACGCAAAAAGCATAGAGTTCAATATGAAAACTTTTTGATAAATGTTTTTTTAGAAGAATGTATATTAAATTTTAAAAAGTTATCATAGTATTTGACAAAGTCGCAAAAAAATGTAATATTATATTATGGCTAAAATGGATAAAGACGATTTGAAATATGTGATCGGCCGATCACGTAAGTTATTTAAAGGAGAAGAAATTCCCAAAGTACATGGTTATGAAGGAGAAGTTGAAGAACTTATTATTCGTCAACCTGGTGAAATCTGGACAGATAAACATGGAAAAGAATGGAAGCAAGTGGGTTCTAATTCAAAGGTAAGAACGGAAACTATGATGGACAAAGTCAGAAAGACTCTACGTGAAGCACCCAACTGCCCAAAGAAAATGTGTACTGTTGATCCAACCAAGAACTTGGATAAAAGAATGCTCGCTATGAAAGGTATGTGTTTTGATTGTGTCCAGGAGCATGAACAAAAACTAAAAGAAGAAGGTATGTACGAAGCATATGAAAAAAAGACAATGCTTGAAAATGAACTTAGTTTTTTGTTCGACACTAAAACTAAATTGGTTGAATCAAAAGAACATATAACAAAAGACCCTAAATTTTTAAATGAAGATGGTTCTCTTGAGCAATGGAATATTCCAAATAAAAAAGAACTTATGAAAGATTTAGACTCGGACTTAGAAGAACTTGAAAACCGACTTTCCGAAGTTGAAGAAAGTCTATCTGAATATGCTGATATGAAATTTTAAAAGTTTCAACGATACCTTTAACTTTTTTATATTATAGAAAATTAAATACATATATATTTATCCCTAATGGCAGACGGTCAAAAAATGCCCTTAAGGGAAATAATAAAACAAGAGTATACTGCGTGTTTAAAATCACCCATATACTTTATGAAAAAGTATTGTAAAATTCAGCATCCAACACTTGGAACTATACCATTTCATTTGTATGAATTTCAAGAAAAAACTTTAGAAAGCTTTAAAGATGAGCAATTTAACATAGTTCTTAAAGCACGACAAATGGGTATATCTACCTTAGTATCAGGATATGCTTTGTGGTTAATGACATTTTTTACCGATAGATCAATTCTGTGTATCGCAATCAACCAAGAGACTGCAAAAAATATTGTTACTAAAGTAACTCATATGTCGGAAAATCTTCCGAGTTGGTTACGCAGTGAATGCACCGAGAAAAATAAACTGAGTATGCGTTTTAAAAACGGAAGTAGTATTCGTGCAGCTTCAAGTAGTGTTGATGCATCTCGTTCATCTTCATTGAGTTTGCTTATCGTTGACGAGTGTGCGTTTATTACAAATATGGAAGATATATGGACTGCGTCACAATCAACGATTACAACTGGTGGTCGTTCTATTCTGTTGTCTACTCCTAATGGCATCGGTAATTTCTTTCACAAAACATGGGTTGGTTCGATGGATGGATCAAATGAATTCAATCCTATCAATTTACATTGGTCACTTCATCCAGACCGAGATCAAACTTGGAGAGATTTACAAACTAAAAACTTAGGTGAAAAAGACGCTGCACAAGAATGTGATTGCGACTTTATATCTAGTGGTCGTTCGGTTGTTGATGCTAGTTTAATAGATTGGTATAAAGATACATTGATGAAAGAACCGGTTGAAAAACGAGGAGCAAACAAAGAGTATTGGATATGGGAGTATCCAAATCACACAAAAGATTACGTAGTTGCAGCCGATGTTGCACGTGGAGATGGTCGTGATAAAAGTGCATTTCATGTATTTGATGTAGAAAATGTAAAACAAGTGGCTGAATTTAAAGGAGAAGTCGAAACCAAAGACTTCGGTAATCTTCTCGTTGCAGTTGCAAGTGAATTCAACGGAGCATTGCTTGTAGTGGAAAATGCAAATATAGGATGGGCGGTTTTGCAACAAATTATAGACAAAGGATACTCTAATTTGTATTACACCCAACGAGACTACCAATATATAGATGAATTTACACAACACACCAATAAATTAAATCGTCAAGAAAAGAAGCAAGTTCCTGGATTTACAACATCAATTAAAACACGACCTTTAATTATCAGTAAAATGGAAAGTTACATCCGTGAAAAGGAAGTTGAAATTGTTTCAGAGAGAACTTTAGATGAATTATTTACATTTGTATGGAATGGTCAAAAAGCAGAAGCAATGCAAGGATATAACGATGATTTAGTTATGAGTCTATGTATCTCATTGTGGGTAAGAGACACTGCTTTAAGATTTCGTTCCGAAAATGTTCAATCTCAAAAGTCATTATTTGATTATATGGGAAGTACAACTAATTTAAATGTCGGAGCGAGGTTCGCAAATTCTGGATTGAAACACAATCCATATGAAATGAAAAATCCGCACGGTGGAACAGAAAATTTAGATTGGTTATTAAAATAGGAAACATATGAAAAAAACGTCAAATATACTCGTAGCATTTAGTTTATTATTAACAAGTAGTTGTGCAACTCAATCACTATTACCAACTCAGGGAGTATATACAGAGTCTTCGTTTGAAACTTACACACAAGTTGAAGAACTGGTTGAGGGAATTGTACCGGGTGAAACCAAGTATTCTTATTTAGTTACACTGGGTCTTGATTTGGAAAATATACCTAATGTTAAACGATTGACGTATCTTGATGTAATGACCAAGTTTAACTTAGATAGTCCGTCTAGATATACGTTATTCAACAAAATAGAACTTCCCTCGGGAGTTGTTAAGATGTTGGCTGCACGTGAAAGTGGATTAGCGTACGAACTTAATTTAGAAAGATTAAAAAACCAACGAGAAGGTAGTTTATTTTTGGATATGTTAAACTTTAGAAAAAATGTGCATATAACTGGATGGAATATAAATGTTCTTATTCTCGTTGTAGATGACACAGTGGAGTATGTTTTGTTTTCGGGAGAAAAAAATATTGATCGGCATGAACGTGAACGAAATCCTTTAGGTCCTTTTCAAGGATTTGACGGTGGAGATATCATCGGAGCAGCCAGTGAGTTTCAGTGATATATACTTATTGACAATTAGATATACATCTTTTATAATCATATAATTTATAAGGGTAAATAAACATGGCAGACGAAACTAAAACAAAAAAACTACTACGGGGATTAAAAAGATTATTTTCATCTGATGTTGTTGTTAGAAATGTAGGTGGAAAGAAACTCAAGGTTGTGGATACTGATAATATCCAGCATTCATCCAAAACTAAAGACCGTTACGGTCGTATGCACACTTTATATAGTGATTATGCAAGCAAGTATAATAACATAGGATACAACACAGCACGACTTGAGTTATTCTCAGATTATGACACAATGGAGAATGATCCCATTATTGCAAGTGCATTGGATATATACGCAGATGAATGCACCACTAGAAGTGAATTCGGTGATGTTCTGAGAATTTCCAGTCCCGATTCTAATATCAAAGGTATCCTTGAAAATTTATTTTATGAAATATTAAATGTAGAATTCAATTTATGGGGATGGACACGTAATATGTGTAAATATGGTGATTTTTATCTTAATCTACAAATTGAACCAGAATATGGTATATTAAATGTAAGACCAGTTTCTACATATGAAATGACAAGATTGGAAGATTTAGATCCAGAAAATCCTAACTATGTAATGTTTAAGCAAGAGGGATCGAGCAATGAAACTTACGAAAATTATGAAATTGCTCATTTTAGAATGATTGGTGATAGTAACTTCCTACCATATGGAAAAAGTGTAATTGAACCTGCCAGAAGAACATGGAAGCAACTTCAACTTATGGAAGATGCTATGCTTATTCATCGTGTTATGAGAGCACCAGAAAAACGAATGTTTTATATAGATATTGGTAATATTCCACCAAATGAAGTTGATAACTTTATGCAAAAAGCAATCAACAAAATGAAAAAAGTTCCATTTGTTGATGAACAGACAGGAGATTATAATTTAAAATTTAATTTACAAAATATGACTGAAGATTTCTTTATGCCAGTTCGTGGTGGGGATAGTGGAACTCGTATTGAAAATCTAGGAGCAATGACATATGATGGAACAGATGACATTGAGTACTTAAAAAATAAAATGATGGCCGCACTAAAAGTTCCAAAAGCATTTTTAGGTTACGATGAGAGCATATCTGGAAAAGCAACTTTGGCCGCCGAGGATATTAGATTTGCCAGAACAATAGAACGAGTTCAACGTATAACAATAAGTGAATTAACAAAAATTGCAATAGTTCACTTATATTCACAGGGATATACAGATGCAAAACTTGTTGATTTTAGTTTACAACTAACCAACCCATCTACTATTTTTGAAGAAGAACGAATACGAATTTTTAGTGAAAAACTAAATACTGCACGTGACATGGTTGATGCAAAGTTCTTTTCCAAAGAGTGGATTTACAATAATATTTTCAATATATCTAATGATGAGCAAGAAGAAATTAGAAATTCATTCGTAGACGATGCCAAAGAATTTTATAGATTGGAGGCAATTCAAAATGAAGGAACTGATCCTGCTGATCCAAATACATCCGATGAAAGTGGAGAAGAAGAAAATTCATGGGGATTTGGTAAGTTTGATGAAATGACTGACGAAGAGAAGGCAAGAGTGAAGGAGAGAGAAAAAGAAGAAAAAAAGAGAAAAAATGCTGATAAAGAATACGATCATCCAGATGACAAACCTATGGGCAGAGACCCACTTGGCCAAGATGAACGCAAAGTATCAGGACGATCATGGTCAGAGAGTCCTTTGAAATTAGAGTCCGATTTACAAAAACTTGATCAGTTTTTAAATAAATCTCCTATGAAAAATAACAACAAAAAAAAGCAAATTATATCAGAATCTAATGAAATGACTGATTTAAAAAAAGAATTAAAAGATATAGCTAACGAATCTGATTCTAAAGTAGAAGATTCAAAATAATTAAATATTTTAAGAAAATAAACAATAATTATATTTATATTCATATTTATGTCTGTATACATTTATCTAGATAAAATCTTCACGTGAAAAAACTAAAACACAGTAAATTCAAAAACACAGGAATTTTGTTTGAATTATTAATCAGACAAATAACGGCCGATATACTCGATAATAACGAATCTTCTGCCAATAAACTTGTAAAAAAATATTTTGCGGAAGATACCGACCTTGGCAAAGAACAACGTTTGTATCAAGTGCTTATGGAAGAAACTACAAAATCCGAAGGTTCTGCATACAAACTAGTTGACGCCGTATTGGGTGAGCACAAGAAACTAGATAATCGAGTTTTATCAAGACTTAGATATGAACTCGTCAAAGAAATGAAAGACATATATCCTATTGATGATTTCTTTCGTTCAAAAATCAGAAACTACAAAACTTACGCAAGTATATATAAATTGTTTGAAGGAAGTAAGGTTGATATTTTTTGCGATCCGCGGGAATTAGTTGAATCCAAAAATACAATAGTTGGTGGTTTGTGTAAAGACAAGATAGTAAATAATGAGTTAGATCAATTGGAAAATTATGCACAACACAATGAAGATTTGAGACTCATTTCGTATAAACTACTTGTAGATAGATTTAACGAAAAGTATAGTGAACTTAACGAAGATCAAAAGTTATTACTTAAAAACTACATAAATAACATCTCTAATACAAATAGTTTACGAGAGTATATTAATGAACAACTTCCTATTATCAAAAGAAAAATTGAAAAGTTGAGTAGTAGCATTGACGATAGTGTTGTAAAGATTAAACTCAATGAAGTTACTTCACAACTCAATAAAGTCAAAGAAGGAAGGGTTGTTAAAGATTCACAAGTTTCTGCCGTATTAATGTCGTATGAATTGATAAAGGAACTTGAAAAGAATGGACAACCAACGAAGTAAATTAAAAAAGATCATCCGTAGTTTATTACAAGAACTTGTTTCTGAAAACGAATTATCAGAAATAAATACAACCGGTAATATAGAGGGATTTCAAACACCCCATGCGTTCAGTGGAAGTAGTGAAGATGACCACAAAAAAAGCATAAAAGATAAAGCAGAAGTTTTTGATTATAAATCAACTGAAAATAAAAAAAACAACACCGTTAAATTAAACGAGGGTCGTAGTCTTTATCATTTATTTCGTGATCATCCAGATTTAACACCCAAGCAAAAAATAGGTGTAACCATGCGTCAGATCAATAAAAATTTGACGGAAGTGGATAAATTTTTAAATATAGCAACTAAGTTTAAAACCGAAAATAGTATACCAAGTCAGTCATACTGGAAAACTACAAGCAAATATCTTTTAAAGTTGGATGAAAAGATACAAAGAATAAATCGTAAACTTAAAGAATTGAAGTAGTATGAATATTAACTTTGACGATTTAGAAGATAAAGAAGAAACTGATCCTGCGTTAGATGATTTCAAAGTTGCTATTAAAAGATTCGCCATATCAGCAAAAAATCTATCAAAATCTACTGAAGGTAAGAAGCTTCCGTCTGAGCATTGGTCTGATATGGTTGGTCTTATTAAAAAGTCTAAAATGGCAGTATCGATGATAGAACTTGGTATCGATGACATCGGTAGTTTTAAAGATACAATGGAACCAGATGAGTTGGAACTGAAAAAGACGGGTCCTATAACAAAATCAGATGAAACAGAACCTACCACCTCTGACGATTCCACAACTGCAAAATCTTCAATAGAAAAACAACCATCTACATCTGACAAATCAGAACCCAAAGAAAAACCCGAGGATGATGAAGACGAAGAAGACGAAGACGAAGTAAACGAAGAAGCAAAATCAAAATCACAACAAAGATTATTTGGAATGGTACACGCATATAATAAAGGTGAACTTAAAAAAAGTGATGTAGATGTAGACTTATTTTCTAAAATAAAGAAAATAGCAAATGGTATGTCTGATAAAGATTCTAAGAAAATTGCAAAAACCAATCACACAGACTTACCTGAAACAGTTCCGACTGATGAATACTATGACACATTAAACCACATGAGTATTTTGCTGGCCGAAGAAAATTTTGACAATATAGAGAGAAGTTGTGCAGGATTTGTTGTAGAAAAGGATGATCGTAAATTTACAATTGAGTTTGATCAAAACTTTTATTTAAAGTCAGATAACTATAATTTTGAACTAGGTGATGACTATGATCTAAAAGAAGTAGTAGATACCTTTAAGAGTTTAATCAGACATTCTGACAGAATTTTAAAAAAAGAATACGAAACTCTGATAAAATAATTCATTAGGAAAACTCACATAAATAAAAAATATGTATATACTTATTTAATAACATGGGAAAAACATTATTAGTTACTACGATGCCGTTTGAATTCACACCTGAGCAGATAAGTGAAAGCATCGAACAAAATTCAGGAAAACTTATTGTTCAGGGTATTCTTCAAAAAGCATCCGAGCAAAATCAGAATGGTCGTGTATATGAACGATCACTTCTTGAAAGAGAAGCAACTAAGTACAATGAATTGATAAACGACCGCCGTGCATTGGGAGAACTTGATCATCCCGAGAGTAGTGTAGTTAACTTACAGAACGTAAGTCACAATGTTATTAAAATGTGGTGGGAAGGAGAAAGTTTACTTGGAAAAGTTGAGGTACTTGGAACACCATCAGGAAACATTTTAAAAGAGTTATTTAAATCTGGTATAACACTTGGTATAAGTTCACGTGGAATGGGAACAACTCGTGAACATGAAGGTAAAACTCTTGTCAACGATGATTTTGAATTAGTAGCATTTGATTTTGTAAGTAATCCATCCACACGTGGTGCATTTCTTGAACCGGTAAATTTAAATGAATCAGTTTCCGTAGATCCCAAGGTTGTAACAAGTGGTCGTGTGTGTACGAAATATTGTAAAGTAGAAGGTATTATACATGAAATTTTAGGAGAAATAGGAGATTCAAAATGAGTAACTCTGCAAATACAAAAAAGTTAATTAAAGAAGTTATTCTTGAGGTATTGAAAGAAGAAAAAGAATTACTTGCAGAATATAACCCCAACACAGATAAATTTTCAGATGAAGGTCTTTCCACAGAACAGAAAAAACTTGCTTCTGAAAAAATTTCAAAGTTTGGAAAGTATCAAAAGTTTATAGCACTTGAAGCAAAGGACATGGAGGTTGCTGAAGATATATGTAATATCATAGAGAATGCTTCACAATGTATTTTAAATGAAACCGATGACTGGTTTGATGGAATTAGTGTTAAGAGAAACTTAAAGGAAGTTAAAACACTTGCAAAAGATTTTTACAAAACTGCACAAGAACGACAAGTTTATACACAGCGAATGCAAAGTCTTTACGAAGATATGGGAAATATTCTTAATAGATACTTTGAAATAAAAGGAGAAGACACAAATGAACCGCGATAAACTTAAAACATTCGTTAGAAAAGTTTTACTTGAAAAACTTAATACGAAACCAACCGTAGAAGGCAAGTTGCTAAAAAAGACAATAAGTTTTAGTGGCATACAACGTGAATGTGTGTGTGAAGGAACGGTTAAAGATATTAATGAATTTGCTTCGACTAATAATTTAAAGTTTACAATTTCCGGAGATTCTTATTTCGGTGGTCATTATGTAGACGAAATGACTTCTTATGAATTTCAACCAAATCCTGAGTTTTACGGTGAACTAATGGAAACTTCTATGTCTGCACGTGAGCAACTTGCTAGAATATGTGGAACAAACGATCAAGTTTTGGCTGAAGTAGATGTGAGCAACATTGAAAATCTAGTAGACTTCATTTTTACAAACGAATCTTTTTACGAAGAAAAAACTAATTTAGTTTTTGAGCAAATAGAAACTCAAGTAAACGAAAAACTTTATGATAAAACTCAATTTACACGTTTGTTTGAATATTTGATTAAACAATCATGTGAAGTATTTGTTGACGAATCAATTGAATTAACAGAATCTGAACACACATATGCGATTCAATCGATATCAAACCGATTTTTTAAAAACCGAAACACTACAACGAACGAAGAAATAGAACCTAAAACTGAATGTGGCAAAAAGTCATTTTCAACGGGTAGTGCATTTGAAAATATGCAAAGAATACAATCAGGACACCAAATGTTTTTATAAGGAACTTAATAAAATGAAAATAACAAAATCAGAACTCAGAGAAATTATTCAAGAAGTCGCAAGTGAAATGGGACTATTTGAAGGCTTAACCGCTGCACAAGAAAAACTTCCAGAACCTCTTAAAAAAGCAATTTTAAAGAAACAAGGAAATTCAAGTGATTCCGAAGAAACGGAAGAAAAAGAAGATGTAGAAGAAGGTTTAACCGCTGCACAAGAAAAACTTCCAGAACCTCTTAAAAAAGCAATTTTAAAGAAGCAAGGAAATTCTGACGATTCATCTGACGATGAAGAAAAGGAAGATGTAGAGGAAGGTTTAACCGCTGCACAAGAAAAACTTCCAGAACCTCTTAAAAAAGCAATTTTAAAGAAGCAAGGAAATTCTGACGATTCATCTGACGAAGAAAAAGAAGAAGAAGAAGAATCAATTGAAGAAGGAAACGCATTCGGAGCAGCGGTAAAAACTGCACGTGATAATGGTGATTCTGAATTTCAAGTAGGTGGAAAAACATACCAACTCAAAGAAAAAGTTACAGAAGAAGTAGAAGACACCGAAGAATTTACAGGTGAAGACGAAGACGAACTTGAAGAGACTGTGTGTGAAACTTGTGATGAAGATGATGAAGATGTAGAAGAAGGTAATGCATTTGGAGACGCGGTAGCAAAAGCAAAAGAATCAGGTGAAACTGAATTTGAAGTGGGTGGTAAAACCTATAAAGTTCGTGAAAACTGGTCAAAAATAACATTATCTGAAAAGTTAGATAGAATGTTAGGAAATCGTAAAGTTCTTTAATATTTTCAAAATAATTTAAAAAAACTTAAAAAAGAGTGGTTTTCCACTCTTTTTTTTTATAATAATTTCATTTTTTTAATATTTTTGTATTTAAGTATATATTTATCTATCAAAATGCTTCCACATTTATTGGAAACAATTAAAGGTTTCAAGATTACATTAAGGTCCACAATGACTTTAGAAAAAATAGGAAATTAAAACACATGAGTAAATTATTAAAAGAAGCTATTGCTGATGCGAAAGCAGTTCGTGAAACTGCACTTGCTAACGCTCGTCTTGCTCTTGAAGAAGCATTTGCACCTAGACTGCAAAGTATGCTTACCAAGAAACTCCGTGAGGAAGAGGCAGAGTTAGATGGTGTAGAAGATGAAGTTGAAGTTTCTGACGAAGTTGACGAGGGTTCATACTCCGAAGATGACGTAGAAATTGAAGAACCATCTGCTGAAGATGAAGTCGAAGAAGGTGCATACCTTGAAGATGACGAAGAGTCTGAAGATGAAGTTGCTGACGTAGATGCTGAAGAAGCACCTGCTGAAGATGAAGTTGCTGACGAAGCACCTGAAGTAGAAGACGAAGAAGAAGACGAAGAAGATATCGAAGAAGATTCTTTTGACTTGGATTCTATTATCGCCGAACTTGAGAGTGAGTTGACAACCGAAGAAGAAGAAGAAGAAGGTGAAGAAGAATCCGAAGAAGAGGATGCTGAATCTGTTGAAGAACAATCTGATTCATCCGAATTAGGTATTAAAGGTGAAGAACACGTAAACATTGCTGATAGTGATGATGAAGATCTTCCTGATGGTACTGAAGTTCAAAGTTCAGATGTAGGAAATGAAGATGACGAAATGCCAAAGACTGCTGACATTGACGAAGAAATTGATATTGAAATCGTTGATGAAGAAGTAGCTGCTGGTGATGAATCTGATGAATCAACTGCAACTGAATCTGATGAAGAACTTGCGTTCCCAACAAACGAAGCAGAAGACTGCAATCAAGGTGGTGACATCGGCGAAGACGATGAAGAAATCAATCTTGAAGAAATTCTTAAAGAACTCGAAGATGAATCATCTTTGGAAGACGAAGAAGCAGACTCCGAACT